TGTGAAAGATTATATGAATGCTATTTGCAAGTATTCGCCGAGAGATTACCAAGTTGAGGGAGTATACGACGCCTTAAAACATAATAGAAAATTGTTGATATCCCCAACTGCTTCTGGAAAGTCTCTGATGATATATTCTCTTGTGAGATATTACGTTGAGAAGAAACAAAATATTCTGATAGTCGTTCCGACGACTTCGCTAGTAGAGCAGATGTATAAAGACTTTGCAGACTATGGTTGGGATGTAGGTTCATATTGTCACAAGATCTATGCGGGGAAGGAAAGAGAAACAGATTCTCAGGTTATTATTACTACCTGGCAGTCTATCTACAAACTTCCCCGTAAATACTTTGAACGATTTAATGTAATTATCGGAGACGAAGCACACCAGTTTAAATCAAAGTCATTAATATCTATAATGTCTAAACTTGCTGATGCAAAATATCGTTTTGGTTTTACTGGAACACTTGATGGAACACAGACACATAAATGGGTTCTTGAGGGATTGTTTGGTGCCTCGTACAAAATCATTCGTACCGAAGAGTTGATGGCGAAGGGTCATGTTGCTAAACTGGATATCAATGTACTTCTACTGAAGCACCCGGCACATAAATTTGAAAACTTTGAAGAAGAAGTTCAATATATTATTAATCATGAACGCAGAAATAAGTTCATAAGAAATCTTGCATTAGATCTCAAAGGTAATACTTTAATTCTTTTTGCAAGAGTTGAGGGTCATGGTGAACCACTATATCACATGATAAATAATAATACGGTTGATGAAAGACAAGTATTTTTTGTCCATGGTGGAGTAGATACAAAGGATCGAGAACAAGTAAGGGAGATTACTGAAAAAGAAAATAATGCGATTATTGTTGCATCATACGGAACATTCAGTACAGGAATTAATATCAAAAATCTCCACAATGTCATTTTTGCTTCTCCATCCAAATCTAGAATTCGGAATCTCCAGTCTATTGGAAGGGTGCTTAGGAAAGGTAATAACAAGACCAAGGCAACTCTCTATGACATTGCTGACGACATATCCTACAAATCCAGGAGGAACTATACACTTAATCATCTAATCGAAAGAATTAAAGTTTATAACGAAGAAAATTTTAATTACGATATTGTAAACATACCACTAAAGAATTAATATGGGAGATGAATTTTACGCAATCATAAAGCTAGTATCTGGTGAAGAAGTATTATCACTTATTTCTATTGATGAGAATGATGGTGATCCTTTGATTGTGATGCAGAATCCAATCACAATGAAACTTCTACACTCTCAAAATGGAATGCATGTTAAAGTTAAATCATGGATGGAATTAGCATCTGATGATTTCTTTATTGTAAGACCTGATAAAATTCTTACCATGACAGAGACTCATGATAAAAGAATGATTGAGATATATACTGACTATCTTGAAGACGAAGATGATATGGACGTTTATAAACCTCAATCTTCCTCTAATGAAAAACCTAAAGGTATTGTTAAACCTTCTAGAAAGATGGGATACTTATCAACGGTAGAAGAAGCAAGAAAATCTCTAGAGAATATCTTTAAACTTGAAGATACTAAAGAAAGCTAAGCCCCTCTCTTTAACCCTAACAAAGGTATTCTACTGATAATCAAGGGTTCTGTCAAGCCCCCTAAAAAGTGTGGTATAATTAATATAACTTATACTTTAAAGAGTAATGAATTATGCCCAAAAAGAAATCAGAACATTATGTAAACAATAAAGAGTTATTGGAGGCAATGATTGTCTATCGAACCAAGGTAGAAAAATCATACATGAAGACTTTCAATAAAGACCTCACTGAGTTTCCGAAACAGGAAAGAGGAAAAAAATGGGAAGGAAAACCACGCATTCCAGATTATCTTGGTGAGTGTTTTCTTAAGATTGCGACACACCTCTCATATAAACCCAACTTTGTGAACTATATGTTTCGTGAAGATATGATTTCTGATGGGATAGAAAATTGCGTCCAATACATCCATAATTTCGACCCAGCAAGGTCTACGAACCCTTTCGCATACTTTACACAGATTATACATTATGCCTTCCTGAGACGCATACAGAAGGAGAAGAAGCAGTTGGAAATAAAAACTAAGATTATTGAGAAAACTGGATTTGATGAAGTAATGGTTATTGACGATAGCTTGCTTTCTGGGCATAGTTCAGAGTATAATTCTATTAAAGATGCAATTCAATATAAGAATCGATGAAGGTTGCAATTTTGACGGATACGCATTATGGGGCAAGGAAGGGATCTAAGCACCTGCATGATCATTTTGAAAAGTTCTATGATGATGTATTTTTTCCTACTTTAGAAGCAGAAGGAATTGATACTGTGGTTCATATGGGTGATGCCTTTGATAGTCGCAAGTCAATTGATTATCAAAGTCTTGAGTGGTCAAAGAGAGTTGTATTTGATAGACTCAAAAACTGTAATGTTCATATGATTATTGGTAATCATGATTGTTACTATAAGAATACTAATAATGTAAACTCTCCAGAACTTCTCTTACAAACTTATAATAATATAAAGACATATAGTGAAGTATCAGAGATTACATTAGATAAATTAAAAATACTGTTTATACCTTGGATCAATGCAGAGAACTTTGAGAATACTGTCAAATCTATTAAAAATACATCTAGCATATGTGCGATGGGGCACCTTGAGCTCAATGGATTTAGAGCTCATCGTGGGCACGTCATGGAAGACGGTATGGACAGCAAACTATTTGACAAGTTCGAAAAAGTATTCTCGGGACACTATCACACTCGATCAGACAACGGAAAAATCTTCTACTTAGGAAATCCTTATGAGATGTATTGGAATGATGTAAATGATACGAGAGGTTTTCATATCTTTGATACGGAAACCCTCACCCATACTCCAGTTAATAATCCTTATAAATTATTTTATAATATCTATTATGAAGATACCAATCATAAACTCTTCAATGCAACTGAATATGAAAACAAGATTGTAAAAGTTATTGTTCGCAAAAAATCAAAACCAAAAGATTTTGAAAAGTTTATTGATAAACTTTATACTGCCGGAGTTCATGATTTAAAAATAATTGAGAACTTTGAAATTCAAGAGTCTGAAGAATTTGATATTGATGAAGAAGAGAATACACTTTCAATTCTGAATCGATATATTGATGAGTCAGAATTTGATCTTGATAAAAACATTATCAGGGGTATCTTCCAAGATTTGTATAGTCAGGCTTGCGAGGTGGAATAAAATGTTTGACCTTACTGGAACTCAATGGGACGATGATTGGATGTGGAGTCTTAAAAGAAAAAATAACCTTCTTTGGAAAGAAATTGTTATAAATGAATATATCAAACAGAATGATACAAATTTATCTAAAGAACAATTAATGCAGTGGTTTGATATGGATATTAGATAATGTATCTTCTAACTCTCAAAGATGGTAAAGATGATGGTGCTTATGCCGTTCAGGATAATCACGGTAATAAAGTGTTATTTTTGTTTGAGGAAGAAGATGATGCTGAAAGATATGCTATGATGCTATATGACGAAGAAGATGCTGATATGGATATTGTAGAAGTTGATGATGACCTTGCTATAAAAACTTGTAAGCATTATTCATACAAGTATACGATTATTACACCTAATGACATTGTGATCCCTCCTAAGAATGATAACCTTCAAAAAGATTAGATATAAAAACTTTTTAAGTTCCGGCAATCAATTTACAGAGATTGACTTCCAACAACATCATACCAACTTGATTATTGGAACAAATGGTGCGGGTAAATCTACGATGTTAGATGCACTTACATTTGTATTATTCAATAAACCATTTCGTAAGATTAATAAACCACAACTTGCGAATGCCACAAATGAGAGGGATTGTTTAGTAGAGATTGAGTTCTCTGTGAATAGTCGTGACTATTTGGTTCGTCGTGGAATCAAACCAAATATCTTTGATATTGAGGTGAATGGTAATCCACTTCATAAGGAAGCAGATGATCGTGCCAATCAACGCATTCTTGAGGAGAGTATTCTTAAGGTAAATTATAAATCATTTACACAAATTGTAATCTTAGGTAGCAGTACTTTTGTACCTTTTATGCA